TTTTTCAAACAAATGCAGATAACTCAATATTTTTTAAATCTCCTAGGCCAGAAAGATATGAGCGTTGCAGATTTTTAAATAATATTATTATGATTAGAGGTGACGACTCTGATTTAACAATAGATTAATCAACAGGAAATTCAGCAGGGCATTTTGTTGTTGAAACTGGATCTAATCATATCCACTTAACTGGAGCTGATGTTAATTTTACAAGAAATTCAATTAAAGACGAATTAAGGTTGGCATTTTCTTTAATAAGTAAAAATGGAAACTCATCTGCCGTTCCAGATACAGTTAGAATATTAGTAACATTTTCAGAAACAGACACAGAAAATTCTGGAGAATTTGCTAGTTTTGAAGCTGAATTAGAAAATGGAAGCGGTACAGGTGGAACATATGATTTTGAAAATAACAGATATTTTGTAATAACAAAAAGACTAGAAGAGCTATATCAAAGTTCTGGTTTTACATGGAACGCTGTAACTGTTGTAAAAATATATGCATGTGTACTAGTATCAGATAATCCTTCAGATGACTACTATATTGCGCTTGATGCTTTAAGATTAGAAAATACACAGACAATAAATCCACTATATGGATTAACTGGATATTCTATAGTAAAAAACACAGATGCTGAGACAATTATAAAATCTCCAAATACAAGTAATTATTTAGAGTTTAGATTTTCAGTAGGTGTGACATAATGGCAAATGAAACAATAAAAAAATTAAAAATACCATACTCTGAATTGCCAGCAATAAATTCTGAAAATGAAGGTTATTACGTAAGATATAGGATAGTGTCATCCGATAGAAACAGACTATCACATTGGTCTCCTGTTTATTTAATACAACCAGATTATACTTTAGTTCCTGGAAGTATTGTTTTTAATAAGGCTGGTAGTATTGCTACAATAGTATGGGACTCTATTGAAATTACAAAAATTTATGATGGAACTACATATTCAATTACAAAATCTCATGAGTATGATATTTGGGTAAGATGGGATCGTGGTGGTGGAAACGGAGACTGGCTGTACAAAGAAAGAATAGATACAACTTCTTTATCTATGCCAATACCCAATACTTGGACAATAGACGGTGTAGTTCAGGGTACAAATCCAAATAAAATGAGTGTTGAGATATATTTAAAAGGAACACCAATAGTAAGATCAGATGGTCCAGCTGGAACACCATTTTTAAAAGTTTATAGGCTTTTAAATGAAACAGTCTAATGATATAATGGAGATATAATGGCAAAAGTACCACTACCAGAACGAGGGCAACCTCTTGATGTAACTTATATTTATCAGTTAGCAGATACAATAAATGATCTATCAAATCAAGTTTCATCTGCCACTTTTAACTATACTACTATAGATACAGTAAGTGCTGGAAAACAAAATATTAAAACATCTCAAGCAAGAATAATTGGTGGATATGTTGTAGTAGCAAATAACTCTACAGTTAACGCTGGCAATGAAAAAACATTTTCGTATGATTTTCCATCAGATTTTAAATATGCTCCAATTGCAACCGCTACTGCAGTAAATACTGGAAATACTCCAGCAGGTCAAAATGTATCAGTTATTTTAAAAACTGTAACAACTTCTAGAGTTGAGGGTGTTGTTAGATTCAATTCGTCTGGAGATCTTTCACTTGCTATAAATTTAATTATTGTTGGAATTCCTAACTAGGTATATAATAATGCATTGTAGAAAATGTAATGGTAGAATGTTTATTGATAGACAATATTCTAGTCAAATGCATATTGAGACTTATTGTATTTCTTGTGGGGCTAGAAAATTTTATCATCCCCCTTCAGAAAGCAGGGAGGGCTTATGGCTTTTAAACCTAGAAAGCTTGAGAGCAAAAACTACAATAACGAGCCTGTAATTCCAGGTAATAAAACAATTTACTTTCTTAACGGTGATCTTGTTAGGCTTTATCATAGTTCAAGATCAACTGGGATGGTAACTGTTTACAATATTACTAAAGATAGATTAGAAACTTGTTTAAGAACGGATTTTAGAAAAAATAGAGAAAAGGCATATACTGTATCAGAAACTGCACGACTTGTCAATAGACATAGAAAGTATATTCCATCATTAATTAAACGAGGAGTTATTCCACCACCAATGGGTGCACAAGTTAATGGAACTAGACACTGGCAAGTTAGAGCATATTATTCTGAATCGCAAGTAAAAGAGATCCGTGATATACTAGCAAGTATACATTTTGGTAGACCAAGAAAAGATAACTTAATAACAAACAATATGACTCCTACAAGTCAGGAGTTGACACGCAGAACTGGTGATGGTATACTGGTTTATACAAAGACAGCAGACGGTAGATTTATACCAGTTTGGACAGAGAGCATTAATTAGCCTTTGAAGGAGGCAGTGGTGGACGAAAGAAACGAAACAAAGGTATCTGTAACACTTGGATACACACTTAATCTGGGCAATTTCCAATCTTTACGAGTTGATCTTGGTGTTGTTGACCATGTTCGTGAAGGTGAAAATACCAATGAAGCAATGGACCGTGTATATGGTTTTGTTGAGACAAAGGTTGTAGAAAAGGTTCAAGAAGCTAAGTCAGCTTTAGCCGAAGAATAATATGGCAGACCGCAAAGACCGCATGGCTTTGCTCAGTCGCTACAACAAATTACACTTGCAGAGATATGAGCAAAAGTCTAATCTCAATCTAAATGTTGAACAATGGGCTGCTGATGCCCTTGTTGAGTCATATGGACTTAAGGATTGCTATGATATTTTAGATTATTACTTTACAGTTGCACAAAATCCTAACTGGAATTTTTTTGCATATAATGCACAAGAAATTCTTAATGGTAGAATAAATACAGAACAAGATTTAAAAGATCGTGAAGAGCGTAGAAAATTAGCTAGGAAGTGGTTAAGTGAGTAATTCAGAAGCAAAAGTAATTAGTGCAGTATTAGAAGATAAACAAATACATGTTTTACTTCAAGCCAATATAGACGGACTTCTTAGAACACATAATGATGTATGGAATTTTATTAAGAGGTATGCAGAAAGTAATGGTACAGTACCTCCATCATCTTTAGTAGTTGAAAAGTTTAGAGACTTTGCTCCAGTTAGCGGGGTAGGTACAACAAAGCATCATTTGGAAGAATTACAAGCAGATTATTTGAATGATAGTTTAAAAGATATTATTCGCAATGCTGCAACTGATGTTCAGGGTGGACAGGGAGTAAAAGCATTAGAACAACTAATTACAAAGACTTCAGAGTTAAAAAAGAATACTTCTGCTATTCGTGATATTGATGCAACAGATATTGAATCTGCAATTGTATATTTTGAAAATGTAAAAAAACAACAAGAACTTGGCAAAATAGGAATTAAGACAGGCTTGCCAGGATTTGACAATTACCTACCTTCAGGAATTATGCCAGGTCAACTGGGGATCTTCCTGGCATATCCAGGCATTGGCAAATCTTGGCTTGCTCTTTACTTTGCTGTACAGGCATGGAAACAGGGCAAGACTCCAATGATCATAAGTCTTGAGATGTCGGAAACAGAAGTTCGTAATCGTGTATATGCGATTATGGGTGAGGGTCTGTGGTCACATCGTAAGATTTCTAATGGTGATATTGAAATTGATATGTTAAAGAAATGGCATGAAAGTAGAATTGCAGATAAGCCACCTTTTCATATTATTTCTAATGATAGTGGTGGAGAAATTAATCCATCAGTTATTCGTGGAAAGATTGATCAATACCGCCCAGACTTTGTAATTGTAGACTATCTACAACTAATGGCACCAAACCAAAAGTCTGATAACGAAACGGTACGCATGAAGAATCTTTCTCGTGAATTAAAGCTTATGTCTATTAGTGAGGAAGTTCCTATTATTGCAATTTCTTCTGCAACGCCAGATGATGTTACAAATATGAGTACAGTTCCAACTTTAGGTCAAACTGCTTGGTCAAGACAAATTGCTTACGATGCCGACTGGGTACTTGCACTTGGTAGGGCAACTAACAGTGATATAATTGAATGTGCGTTTAGAAAAAATCGTAACGGATTTATGGGAGACTTTTTAATACAAGTAGATTTTGACAAGGGATATTACAGATATAAAGATTACGAAGATAAGAATGCTTAAAGATATATATACAACACAACAGATACACAGAGTACTAACTGGCGCAGGTATAGATATAGAGGCTGAATACGGCACTGACTATATTATATTCTGCCCATATCATAACAATAATCGTACTCCTGCTGGCGAGATATCTAAAGAGTCTGGACTATTCTTCTGCTTTGGCTGTCAGACTACAAAGAATTTAACAGAGTTTATTATGCATATGACTGGAAGATCATATTTTGAGGCTGTTAGATATATAAAAAGCAAAGAAGTAGAAACTGATCTTGAGGCGGTAGTTAACAAAGCATTATATGCTGCACCAGACTTTGTTCAATATGATGAACTACTAATCAAAAGACTAAATAAACAGGCATTAGAATCACCTAGGGCTATGTCATATTTTAATGGTCGTAGAATTACAGAACAATCAGTTATTAAATTTGATTTAGGATTTTCTGAGAAACAAGATTCTGTTATTATTCCCATGCAATCTCCAGATGGAATGACTCTTGGATTTGTTGCTAGAACTATTGAGGGTAAGGATTTTAAAAATACTCCAGGACTTCCAAAGAGCAAAATATTATTTAATTTACACAGAGTAAAGTCATCAAAGTTTGTTTATATTGTAGAATCATCCTTTGATGCAATTAGATTAGATCAAGTTGGTTTTCCCGCAGTTGCTACGCTGGGGGCTAATGTTTCATCAAGCCAGATGAAGCTATTAGAAAAGTACTTCAATAATGTTGTACTTGTAGCAGACAATGATGAAGCAGGCTCAATTATGGCTGACCGCCTAACTGAGAAACTAGGGTCACTAATAACAGTAATCAAACTAGATAAACAATATAAAGATATAGGCGATATGGATGATGATGCGATTAGAAAACTTGAATATTCATTTGACAACTCTATCATTGCTATGTTAAAATAGAAAAACTTATATAAGGAGAAACATGACTATAGTAAAAGGGCTTAAAAACATCAACGCATTAGTTGAAAAGCCAAAATATGAAAGCACAGGAACAAAGGTCCGTTGGGTAAAACTAATTGACGGACAGGCAGCAAAGATTCGTTTTGTAAACGAACTTGACTCAGACTCTGCAAACTATAACGAAGATCGTGGTCTTGCTGTTGTAGTATCAGAGCACACAAATCCAAAAGACTATAAGCGCAAGGCTGCATGTACTCAGGAATCTGAGGGTCGTTGCTTTGGTTGCGAAATGGCACGTAAAGAGCCAAAGAGTGGCTGGAGAGCACGTCTTCGTTTCTACACAAACGTACTTGTAGATGATGGAACAGAAGATCCATATATTGCAGTATGGTCGCAGGGTATCAGCAAGCAATCTGCATTTAATACAATTCGTGAGTATGCACTTGAAACAGGCAGTATCTCAAACCTAATGTGGAAGCTAAAGCGTAATGGCCAGGGTACTGAGACTAATTACACACTTATTCCATCAACACCTGACACTGAACCATTTAAATGGGAAGGTCATGAATACTTCAATCTTGAAAAGGTAGTTC